AGACGAATGCCTTGAATTCGGTGTCTGACGTAGAGCCAGAGCCAGGTGGTCGAAGCTGCGTGGCACCACGGATCGCCAGGGAATTGGCAAGGTCGTTGGCTCTGACGGTGTCGCTTTCAAACCCAAGAGTCTTGGCAAAATCTGCCGTCAACTTGACTGTGGCACCGCCGCCCTTGCCTTTGAGCAGATCGGCGATGACCTTGGAGTCTCGCGCAAGTGTCCGGGCAGACGCTGCAGCGGCAGAGAACTCCTGCGCCCTGGGCACGTCCAGCTCTTTGAGCGCCAGCGTTTCGCGCTGCTGGCCCATGTCGATCCTGACCAGTTCTTTGCTGACAGGCTCGATCTTCTGCGTTCCCAGATTTCTCTGATAGACGCCAGGAGGAAGCCCAAGGCTTGCTCTTTCTGCCTCTGGGATGATTGCAAACCCAGGAGCAGGCTTGGCCTCCTCTGCAGCCTTTGCAATGCGAGACTGCACAGTTCCAGCAGCCACATCAGCGTCCGCTCTTTCTCTCCTGGCTTTTGCCTGCTCAAACTCACGCAGAGCTGTTGCTCTGGCAATGTCATCTGTGGCGGTTTCCACAGCCACTCGTGCTTTTGCCTCGGCCTCTTTGGCTTTTGATTGCGCCTCCAGCAGTTTGGCAGGTGCCTCGGCTGCCGTCCTGCGCTCAGCAGAAACCTTCAGCGCAGCCTCCAGGACATCTTTGCCGCCAGGCATCTCGGCCAGAATGCCGCCGAAGTAGTCCTCGGTGGCCGTTGGCGTCTCCTTGGCCACGTCGCGCCAGGTCTCAAGGAACTGGGCACCGGACTCGTCGCCGCTGTTGCGCTTGGCGTCAATCTGACGCTGGATCAAACCGATGGCAATCTCAGGACGGCCAGACCTGAACGCAGAGAAAACCTGCCCAGCTTGCGATCTGGCAGATTGCTGCTGATCGGCGTTGAGCATGTTGAAACTCTCGCGCACGGCCTTGGCCTGCGTCTCAGGCAGCAGCATGGACAGATTGGCGTAGTCCTTGGCCGTTGCGCCTGGCTGGCGCAAACGCTCAAAGGCTTGCATGACAGTCCTTTGCTGCTCGGCCTTGCGCTGTGCCTGCTCCTGTGCCATGCGGGTTTCGGTGATGGCTGTGCCAGTCTTGAAAGCCTGCAGGAATGTCTGCGACGGGTCAGGCACGTCAATGCCATAGTTGATCGGTGCCATTGGTTGAATCGCCATCAGAATTTACCTCCCAGGCCAGAGAAGATGCCCAGGCCGCCAGAGATGGCAGACGGGATCGACGCAAAGGCCTTACCTGCAGCCATCTGGCCGCCAGCCGTTGCCGCGCCCTGTGCCGCAAGAAGTGATGCAATGTTGCTGCCTGTTTCTTGTGCAGCAGCGCCTGTGCCTGCTGCGGATGCTTGGCCAAATTTAGCCAAACCGCCAAGCTGGCCATATTGCTGCTCAATCAGCTGGCTGAGAATCTGCGGCCGGAATTGAGCGAGCGCTGCCTGGACATTGCCACCACGCAAGCCGCCAGTGGCAGATGCGCGTTGCAGCAGGGCGTTTTCGCCTTGCTCGGTCAAAGCCTGAAAAGCCGGGCCTTGCTCGATGGCTGAAATGGCAGCACGCTGAGCCTCTGGCCCTTGCACGCCGACCAGGGCTTGCTGCTGCTTAAACGCCTCAGTGCCTCCAGTGACATACGGCTCCAGCAGCTTCTGAACAACGTCGAACTGGCGACGCTGCTCCTCGATGCCAGCTTGCGATGCGCCGGCCTGTGTGGAGGCCGCGTCTTTGGCAGCCTCGCCTTGCATGTAGCCAGAAACCAGCGTTGCGCCGCCAACGGCAACTCCAGCCAGTGCGGCTCCAGATAGTCCAAAAGTCATTTTGCGCCCTCCAGGTGCGGGTGTTGGACGGCCTCCAAAGCCAAAGCCGGTGCCGGGACGGTGTATATGTCCCAGATGGTCTTTGGATCAGTCTCGTTTGTTGGGTTCGCGTGGAATGTGGTCACCTCAACGTCAGTCAGCGCAACGCCAGCACGCTTGGTGTGGGGTTTGGTGACGCTCATGAAGCCTGGGCCGACATTGGCCGAGCCGTCGTCAGTGGTGACGATCAGGTGGCCTTTGCGAACAACGAAGAAGGACTCGTCCTTGTGCACTGCGCCGGTCAGGACTGTGCCAGCCGGGATGTGCATGGTGCGAGCGTAGAGGCCATTGCAGAAGTCGTGATCGACTGGCATCTCAACCTGGGGCAACTTGAGCAGTTCGGCCTCCAGGCGATAGATCGGCAGGTGCTCTGCTGGCACTTGCTTCTCAATTTCCTGAACCGCAGCATTGCTCATGGGGCACTCCTGTGAAGGGTGAGCCACTGGCAGCTCGGACAGCTCAGTGCCGGTATTGTCCCACATTTGCATGGCCTGTCAATCCATCTCAAAGTCGCGCTCTTCCCAGGCTTGGCAAGAACGCAGGTCGTGACAGATGAAGTCAAACTTGCGGCAGTAGCCACGGAAACCAGCGTCGGTGTCCCAATCGTTGCGCGGGATGCGCTCCATCAGCGCCTGCTTGTAGGTGCTGTTGTCGTAATACTCGCAGTTCGAGCAGCGACGACGACGGGCCTCTTTCTCGTCCACCTGCATGGCCTTGCCAAGCGCAACCCAGTAAACCTTGTTGGCCGTTGGCTCGTTGCTTGGGTTTTCAGGGCCGAGCATCCAGTCGTCGATGACGGTCTGGGTGTTCTTTTTGTTCTCGGCTGTGGTGATGAACGATTCGATTCTGGCAGGCCAGTGAATCCGGCCATCATGATCTTTGGCATTTCCATGGTGTTCTCCTTATGAGGTGATCTCGCGGCCAGAGGCGCGAATGGTCAGCGAAGTTGCTGCGCTGGCGATGGTGGAAATGAAGCCATCAGGCTCCAGCGATTGGCCAACCAATTCCGGGAAAGTGTAAGTCTCTCCTGGCGCGATTGCGCGAGCATCGACAACGAGGTTTGAAACGCCAGCAGAGCCGCCACTGGTGATCAGGTTGACGCTGATGGTCACGTTGCCTGCGCTGGTGTTTGTTGCGGTGAACTTATCGATCACCGTTTTGCAGTTCACAGCGGTGTACTGCGTTGTCTGCGCGTTTTCAGCCTGTTTTGACGGAATCAGGACTTTGACGAGGACGCCCATGTGTGCTCCTTATTGTTGAACTTGAGTGACGGAAAGCACCACCGCTGGTGCGGCTGGCGCGATTGCTGTGGCGGCCACGCTGTCAACTGTGACGTTGGTGCTGTCGGCTGCAAAGGCCAGCTCGACGTATTCGTTGGCGGCAAGAGAAACTGTCTCGTTGAGCGCAATCGGAATGTAACCGTTGTTCACGTCTGAGGTGACAAGGCGTGCGCTGTTGGCGATTGCTGTGCCGTTCTTTTTCCACCAGACCCAGATGTTTTTGGATGACGAGCTGCCGCTGGTCAGTTGCACGGTGGCGTCGAACTGGTAGAGGCCTGACTCTGGCACGATGATTTGGCTGGTGGTTCCGCCAATGGTCACGCCGTTGCTGATCTGCGTGTTGTCAAATGTGAGCAGGTATTCGGTGTTGATGACGGCAGGCGTCTGGTCTGTGGTCTTGGTGAACACGCCGTAATACTGCATCTGCTGGATGGTTGGCCGCACAAAGATGATGCCCGTCGTCGCGTTCGATGTGATGCACGCAGCCAATGGAATGACGTTATCAGGTGCCGTTGGCTTGGTGTTGGTCAATGCGCCTGCGACCGTTGGACTGGCGTAGAGCAAGTCACCAGGCGAAAAAGCGCTGGTGTCCATGTCACGCACAAAACCCCAAGTGGTGCAGTATCCTTTTTCTCCGCTGTCGGGCAGGTCGTGGGTCATGATGCCCAAGATGTAGAGGCTCGGCTGCGAGCCGTCTGCAAGGTATGGCGCGACCAGCAGTGCGTTGGATGTTGCGCCAGCAAAGCCGACGACCGTTCCGTTGGGAATCGTCACGCCTGTGGTGTTGCCGACACGAGCGTAGGTCTCTTGGCCGATCTGCTGCGTGACGCCGTAGTCCATGCCAAGGTTGACAGTCTGGTCGGTAGTGTTCCACGAGAGGCGACGGGTTTTGTCGACTGGCGCTGGTGATTCACTGAGGTCAATGTAATCCGTTGTCACCGAGTTGTTGTTCTCAGTTGCCGGTGCACTTGCGATCAGTGCCAGCAGGTCGCCAATGCGCTGCAACTGCGCCAGAGCATCGTTTGCAGTGGCCTGCGCCGTGCCTGCCTGGATGCTGATGCCGGTCGTGTCGCTCGCAGGGGCAACCTCGTCGGCAATCTGAAACAGCCGTTCAAACTGCTTGACCTGCTCAAAGTTCTTGAGGAAGGATGCAAGCTGGTCTCGGGTGAGGTTGAGCTTTTGCGTTGCCATGATCAGTAAGCCAGTGGCTCAAGTTGCGCCTCAAGACGGGCAAAGGACAGATGCGCCTGGCTGTCGCCACGGAATCGCTGGATGCGCCAGTTGCGCATGTGCCCTTGCTGGAACCATGCTAGACGCTTGGTGGTGTTTCCGGTCGTGCCAACGCGCAGCGGACGGTCTTGGCTCCAGGCCATGCCGTCCACCGAGTAACTGGTCGTGATGATCGGGTCAATTCCCAAGGCCACGCGGCCGGTAAGGCTGACCAGCTCCAACTTGTTGAAAATCGCGCCGTTGCCTTCGTTGTAGACGATGATGGTGCCGAACTCCCAGCGGACGATCTGGCCCCAATGTGTGCCGATGTTGTCCACCAGGTAGCCGATGGCGCTGGACTGCGGGTCACCAACCAGCCACTTGTCGTAGGCCCAGACCAGATTTCGCGCACGGAACTGGCTGAAGCCGACAGTCGATGTGGTCAGCGTGAACCAGACCTGCGTCTGCATTTCCTTCGATGCGGCTGCGTCATAGACCAGCGTTTTGTCTGGCAGGTGCACATACAGGTGCTCGTGCGCCTTGTCGTTGCGTGCCTCCATCTTCACCGCAGCCAATTGCACCTCAGTGTAGGTCTGCAACAGCTCGTCGATTTCCTGTGTGCTTATTTTTGTGGCAGTCGCGTTTGCGCCAAGATAGATTCCAGGAGCTTCGTTGCGGCCGCTGCCCAAGAAGGCGACGGTCTCGATGAACACGCAGCAGCCAAATGTTCCGATCACGCCCTTTTGAATCTGAGCACCATCAACACGCTGGAATGGAAAGAAGTCGCCGCCGACGTTGTCGAACACCTCGATGGTGTTGCGGTTCAAGGCATAGATTTCGTTGCGCAGCTTGAGCAGCGCCACCACAGGATCAGGGTCAACTTCGGAGCTTCCGTACTTCAGCGGGTTGACGGCCAAAGGGTCGGATAATTCTGTAACCACCAGGCTTGTGCCGTCGGTGGTCATGAAGTAGCCATCCACCCACACCACGTCCAGCACGACACCGAGGTCTGGGTCTGTCACTTGCGTGAGTGCACCGTTCCAGTAGTACAGGCGGCCACCGGATGCGATGGCCAGGCGGTCGAAACTGTAGTCCATGGTCACCAGCGTGTTGACGGGGCCGCCAACGTCGCCCAGCACGGTCACAGCGCCATTGCTGGCAACGGTCACGAGCTTGGTGCCCATGACCCGGTAGCAGACGCCGTTCCAGTTGATGCCGCCACGGTCAATGCCTGGGCCTGTTCCGTTGGCAACAATGCCATCGCCAGGACGCAGGAAACCGGCACTGATGCCCGACTGCTTTGGAACTGGAACCATGTTCACCGGGTAGCTCGTGCGCAGGTCAGGGCCGTTGTCGGTGTAGATGCCGTTGAGGATTTGAATTTGCATGGCTTACCACTTCACGCGGTCGGCCCAGTATGCCGCGCTCATTTTGCCTTTGGCGATGTTCTCCGCGTGTCGCGCTTTGAAAGATTCACGCCGGATTTTGTCGGCCTTGCTCTCGCCTTCGCGCTTTGGAGACCCAGACACGCCTTGCTGACCAAAGCGGATCGTCTTGATCTGGTCGCCAGCCTTGGCCACCACGACGTGTGACTTGGTTGGATGCGATGGCGTGCGCTTGGGCTTGTTGAAGCCTTCAACGCCAACGCGCTCCAGTCGTGGGTCTTTCTTGGTGGCCATGGTTATGCGATGCGATACCAGCTGTTTGTGGCCTGCACAAAGCGCATGCGGAAGAAGCCTTCGGCCGCCAGAGTGGTCGGGTCGCCATAGGCAGCACTTGCACCGTTCAAGGCCAATGTGAATGAGGTAATGATCTGGGTGGTCGTGATGAGAACCTCAGTTCCGTCTGGAGTCTGGGTGTTCAGTGGCAGCGTGATCGTGCCAGCGGCCAATGTGCCAGCAGGCTGGAGCAGCATCCATTGCTGCTGGCTGACAGGTGTCGGAACAGTGATGTTGAAGCCAGTGCCAGGTGTCGAGATGCTTGTGGCCAGTGTTGGGCTGGCAAAGTTCTGCTGGAAGAACTGCAACAGCGCACCGATGGGCAGACGACGGGCATCACCGTTGTTCGGGGTGTAGACGGGAATCTGGTCGCCTGGTGAGGCAACAGCGAGCAGCGGCAGTTGGTTGATGTAAGCCATGGTGAATCCTTAGTTGAACTGGAGTGGGCCGTCTGGGCCAGCGTCGACAGGATCGACAGGCGGACGGATGAACGGGTTGTCGTAGACGCGCCATGGCTTGTTGCCAGCGCCAGCAGGCATGGTGGCCGGGAGTTGTTGCTCAGGCGGCATGGTGGCACGTTGCAGCAGTGTGTTGTAACTGTCCTTGGCAACGGCCTTGGTCTCAGGCATCACCACCTTGCCGTAGCCAGGAGCGAGCCGAACAGCCCCATTGGTGATGATGGCGTCATTCGCCCAGGCTGGAACCAAGGTCGGCTCGTCCAGATCGCTGTCTTGTGGGCTGTTTGGAAGTGGGTAGCCAAGACGGATGCCCTTTCCATTCCAGTCGGCCATCATGGCATCGATGCGACGCATGGCGGACTGGAGCTGTTCTGGCTGCAGGTCAAAGACATAGGACGCAAGGCCGATCTCTTCAAATGCCGCCGCTACGAATTGGCGCTTGCTGTAACCCATGTCAGGCCTCCTGCTTGTTGAGTGCTTCGGTGATCATGGCCAGCAGCTTTTCGTCGCTGGTGCGCTTGGTGAATGTCAGGCCGAGTTCTTTGGCCTTCTCGACCAGCTCGATGCGAGTCGGCGCTTCGCTGTCGTCAGGCACTGAGGTTTCCACGACTTCGGGCGCTTGAGGTGCGGCTGCAGCTGCGGCTGCCTGCTCGCGCAACAGACGGTGATTGATGCCGTCGATTGGCCGGGATGGCTTGCGAACCTTCACGGGCTTTTTGTTCTTGCGGTACTTGGGCATGAGGATGTTGTCTTGCATCACTTGGCCTTCCTTTTCATGGGCTTTGCTGTTTTCGCAGCGGCTTTGAACGCTGCAGAGGTCGGTGCGCCCTTGGTGCCAGGCTTGCGCATGCGCTCAGGCGTCTTGCCTGCAGCTTTCTGCTTTTCGATGCGCTCACGCTTGGCGTGAATATTGGCGTACAGACCGGCCTTCATTTCTTGGCCTTCTTGGGTGCTGCTTTTGGAGCCTTGCCGGGCTTGCCAGCAGCTTTGGCCGCCTTGCGAGCGACGTTGAGTGCAACGGCCACGGCTTGCTTTTGAGGCATGCCAGACTTCATCTCCTTGGAGATGTTCTTGCCGATGGACTTGCTTGAGTAACCTTTGGTCAGTGGCATTTGGGTCTCCTATGCAGAAAGGGGGGCCGGAGCCCCCCAGTCTTTTGCCAGATTACTGGTTGAACAACAAGATGCCGGACATCTCGGGGTTCTTGTTCACCACACCGAACAGCGTGTCCATACGGTACTTGATGGTCATGCTGTCAATGTCGTAGAACTTCTGCATGACCAGCTCGATACCTTGGTCGGTGGTGGCACGCATCACTGCGACGCCAGCGTCCGAAGGCACGGCATAACGGCCGGGCAAAATTTCCAGCGAGTCACGCTGCCAGAACACGTTTACCGAAGCGGCATTCACGTTCAGGAAGGTGATGGCGGCAGCGTCAGCAGCGATGGCCACTTCCACGTTCTTGTACTGCAACTGAGCGTCGGTGGGGGCAACGCCCTGAGCACCGATGATCGGAGGAGTGATGGTCATGGTGGTGCCGGAGTCAACCGAGACAACGCGGAAGGTCTTGAGTTGACCAGTGCTTTGCTTGGTGATGTGATGCACAGCGTAGACCTCAGCGATTGTGAAGGCGTCGCCTGCACGAACGTTGGTGGTGGCAGACACGGTGACGGTCTGGAAGCGGTTGTCCACGTTGATCTGGCCGCCGACGGAAGTCGAAGTGGCCTGAGGCGTGTAGTTCGCTTGGCTGTTGGAGCCGTTGGTGTCGATGGTCAAAGATGCGCCGCCACCAGCAGCCAACAGGCGGTTGGCGTAGTCCATCTTGTAGGTGTCGAAGCCAGCGACCATACCGACGTAAGAGCGCTCATAAGCCTTGTCAGACTTCTGATTGCCAAACGAACGGGCGGTGCCAACCAGGTTTCCAGCCAGGCCGTTGTAATCGCGGCTGGACAGGGCCATGAAGCGGTCGTAGTCTGGCACGCCTTGCTCGTTCATGATGGCATCGCACAATGCGATGTCGTCATAGTCACCGGCTGCGGCACCAATGTCCACAACCAACGAACCCAAACCAGCGGCTGCGTTCATGATGGCGATGTTGATGTCGGATGCCAGCTTTTGCTTGGCGCTCTCGCCCAGGCGGCCTTCTTGCAAAGCGTCGCGCAGTTCGAGGGAAGTCATTTCCCAAGGCACGGTCTTGCTGAAGCCCAAAGTCGCAGGGACGGCCAACTGAGTCATGCCCTGGTAGCCAGGGATTGGCGTGCCAGGTGTGCTGTTGATCGACTGAGCGATATAGGGCTGTGGACGCCAGATGGTGTTGTTGGCGCGTTCCATCATTGTCTGGTCTGTGTTGTAGACCGAGACGTTGCGGGACAGCACGAGAGCGTCTTGGAAGCCTTCGAGGAGGTCTTCAAACGCGACGCGTTCTTCTTTCGAGAAACTATTGGACATGATTTTTC